GGCAATGCAAGGGTGTCCGGCAATGCAAGGGTGTTCGACAATGCAAGGGTGTTCGACAATGCATGGGCGTTCGGCAATGCAAGGGTGTCCGGCAATGCAAGGGTGTCCGGCAATGCAAGGGTGTTCGGCAATGCAAGGGTGTCCGGCAATGCAAGGGTGTTCGACAATGCAAGGGTGTTCGGCAATGCATGGGCGTCCGGCAATGCATGGGTGTTCGGCAATGCAAGGGTGTTCGGCAATGCAAGGGTGTTCGACAATGCAAGGGTGTCCGGCAATGCATGGGTGTCCGGCAATGCATGGGTGTTCGGCAATGCAAGGGTGTTCGGCAATGCAGAGGTGTTCGGCAATGCAGAGGTGTTCGACAATGCATGGGTGTCCGACAATGCATGGGTGTCCGGCAATGCAGATTACGCAACTATTCATGGATTCGGTACTCAATTCCGCACAACTACATTCTTCAGATGTAAGGACAAACAAGTTAAAGTGTCTTGCGGCTGCTTCTATGGAACAATTCCAGAGTTCCGCGAACAGGTGAAAAATACCAGAAAAGGCAAAATCGCCGAAGAATACTTGATGATTGCCGATCTCATGGAGAAACATTTTGCAGAAGAAGCAAAATAGAAGAAGCATCATAATCTATCGTAGAAAGGAGAGATTCTTATGGCAGTAATTAAAACAATTAAGAATGAATCTGGCGGGATAATTAGAATACATGATGATTACTGCAAGGATAATACACCGGAAGACAATCAAAGGATTGTCGATGAATGTTCGAGAATTATCTTGGACTACTACAGAAGAAAAGAAGCAAATTTGGCATAAGCGCCCCGGAGGGAGCTACGACCTCCACCCCGGAGCAGTAAACCACTAAACCAACCTTAGTGGATACAGGTAAATTATAATCCTCTATCCGCTAAAAAGTCAATATTAAGCGAGAGGAAAATAACATGGAAAATAAAAAAAATGCAACAAACAATGAAAAGATTACATGGAACGATTTGGAAACAATGTTGGCTACCGAAATCGTAAAAAAAGCAAAGAGAGAGACTAAGAAGTGGTTCAGTGCATGGCTTTTGACTGCCGCGCTGTTAATCATTACTAATATCTTCTGGTATATTGCTTACAGTCTGTAATCTTTTTTCTTTTTGGAGGGAAAAGAATGAAATCACCTAGACAAAATAGAAGGGATATCGTAGTTAGTGTGATTATTGGGATTTTGCTTACTTTTCTTCCGGTGTGGATGTGGGAGAAGAACTTGCAGCAGATCCTGGCAAGTATCGTATTCGCACTGTTTACGTATTTAGCACTGCTTTAAGAAAGGAGAACGGAAATGTTTGAAAAAGAAATTAAAGAGCTTTTTGAATTAGCGTGGAGAGTTTCGAACGAAACAGATTATTTTGTTTCGTTCGATATTGCTTCGCATGTGCATGCTTGCGATATCAACATTATGAATTCAAAGTGGAATTCGGGTAAGAAAATGGATGGCAATTATATAATTTATTTTGATAGTAAATTGCTTGAAGAGGAATCAGCTGAGCAGTGCAAACTTGCAAAAGCACATCTTCTTAGGTTCTTAATAGATGGGAGGTGTCCGTTAAATGCTGAATCAGATAGAATTGAAGCTCCTGCCGACAATGGAACTGATAACAACGGCGAACGAGCTTCTAGAGGAGCTGAACAGACGGAAATCGTACATTCTTGACTGGGAAAACCCGGATATGTATCTAAACCACCTCGAATATCACTGTGCCGGCGGAACATTTTCGAATGGCAAAAAAAATCCGGTGAGAGGGGATGGTTCCGACAATGTGTATTGCTTTTTTAAGGCGGTGTAAACATGGAAGAGCGCATTAATGAGATTGTTAGATTGATTGACACCCAGCTTGCTATTGTGCCGGATAATCCGATAGAGGAATCATACAAGGCAAGAACATTGGCGAGCTACGTACAGGCTCTGAATGGGCTTTTAACGGCTCAGAAATCATATAAGGAGGAAAGTATTAGTGAGTGAATTTGAAATCCGTATTCCGGCAAGAAAGAAGCAGCCGGCAACCGATAAGGATAACCCTGTCGTGAAAGTTTCGCCGGAAGCGTACAACGCACTGGTTGAGATTTATAACGAATCAACCATATCAATGAAAGATATTGCAAGCAAGCATGTGGTTTATGACAAGGAGGAATAGCAATGGCAACACCAGTATTAATTATTGGAAAATCTGGTTCTGGCAAGAGTACCAGTTTGAGAAACTGCCAGAATTCTGACTGGAACCTTATTAGAGTATTGAATAAACCACTTCCGTTTAAAGGAAAGATTGACGGATGGTTTACGGATGATTACCAGCAGGTAATGAAGTGCCTGATCGCATCAAAAGCAGAGTCAATTGTTATTGATGATGCAGGCTATCTTATCACTAATCACTTTATGAGAGGGCATGCTTCTGCCGGAAAAGGCAATGCAGTGTTTGCTCTGTACAATGATATTGGAGACTATTTCTGGAATCTTATCCAGTTTATCGTCACGAAAGTACCGCAGGACAAGATCGTATATATGATGATGCACGAAGAAAAGGATGATTCTGGAGATGTGAAACCAAAGACCATAGGAAAGCTACTTGATGAAAAAATTTGTTTGGAAGGTCTTTTTACCATCGTTCTTCGCTGTATTGAAGAAAGCGGAAAACACTTATTTGTCACTCAGTCCAGCCAGGGAGCAGTAAGTAAGTCTCCGATCGGAATGTTTGACAGTTTAACTATTGATAATGATCTCGCAGAAGTAGACAAGATCATTAGAGACTATTACGAATTAGGAAAAGGAGAAAACAATAATGCAGAAACCAAATAGCTATGACACAACACAGGCAGCAGGAGAATTTGAACCGATTGCTCTTGGCGGACACAAGATGGTTATTAAGCAGGTATCAGAGAAAAAATCCCAGGGTGGACTTGATATGCTTGTTATCTTGTTTGATTTCGCAGAAGGAGACGAACAGGCGGGCTACTTTATGAAGCAGTTTGAAAATGACATTCGTCCGGACAAGAAGTATCCGAATGCCGGTACTAACTATATGGTTATTGACGAGAGCGTAGATTATGGTGTCCGTAACCTTAAAACATTTATCACATGCGTAGAAAAGTCAAATCCGGGTTTTGCTGTTAAGTGGGGTGACAACTTCGGACAGCAGTTTAAAGGTAAGCTAATCGGCGGTATCTTCCGTCTGGAGAAAGACTGGTACGACAACAGAGAAGTAAAACGTCACAAACTTGCATGGTTCCGCAGTATTGAAGGAATTAAGGATGCGGACATCCCAGAAGAGCGCACCACAAAAGCCTATGACGATCATCTGAAGGAAGAAGCTATCATGGGAGCGAATCCGGCAGGTACTGACTTTATGAATATTCCAGACAGTGTACAGGAAGAACTTCCATTCAATTAAAAGGATGTGTTTTTAATGGTTATACAAGTAGACACAAGGGAACATAAATCAGAATGGGAACGGATTCAGAATCAGTTTGACAGCCTTGAAGTACAATATTTCCGATCAAAGTTATACTGCGGAGACTATCAATCTTTGGACAATGCAAAGCTCTGTATTGACCGCAAAAAGGATTTGCAGGAGTTATGCGGAAATGTATGCCAGCAGCATGAAAGATTCAAAGCGGAGCTGATTAGAGCGCGTGAAGCAGGTATACAGTTAATCATCCTATGCGAGCATGGTCCAGATATTAAATCTGTTGGTGATGTGTATTTTTGGGAGAATCCCCGAAAACATAAAGTTATCTGGAGAACTGTAAACGGCAAGAGAGTAAAGACTGTGATATCTGACAAGGCTGTTGATGGCTGTCAGCTATATAAATCTCTTTGCACGATTAGAGATAAATACGGTGTCAGATTTGAATTCTGTACAAAAGAAGAAACCGGGCGGAGAATCGTGGAGTTGCTGTCATGACTAAGGAAGAAATCAAACAGTCAGTGAAAATGCCGGAAATTCTTTCCAGATATGGACTGAAACCGAACAGAGCGGGATTTATATGTTGCCCTTTTCACAAGGAAAAGTCAGCATCCTGCAAAATCTACGATGATTCTTTCTACTGTTTCGGCTGTGGAATCGGCGGTGATGTGTTTGATTTCGTGATGCAATACGAATCCGTTCCTTTTAGTACTGCATTTATTGAACTGGGCGGTACTTATGTATCAAAAAAAGGTAAAAGCCGCAACCAGATCAGACATGAAATGAGAGATATCAAATCAAAAAAATGCAATCCCGCTCAGGATCCCAGCGAACTTGAACAGGTAGAAAAGAACATGTTTATGTACGAAACAGCACTAAAAACTTTCCCTCCTGGTTCAGAAGAGTGGTATATGTGCCAGTTCAACCTTGAAAAAGAAAAAAGCAGATATGAAATATTATCAGCTAAGGCAGGAGGTGAGAAGCATTCTTGAAAATATTGAAAATTTGCAAGCAAATGATTTTATGCAGAAGAAGTTATATGAAGAACTTTTTGCGATAAAAAGTAAAATCGACCGCTCGGAAGTTAAATTTAAGTTGATGGACAGAGCAAAGAACGTAAGAGTAAAAAGCATAGCCGAGGAATTCATAAAAGAATTCCAGAAAGCAGAACAGGACAAGGAAAAGGAAGAAAAAGCAAATCGTTCCATGCAACTGGTTGAGAATATAACAAATTTTTATGAGGATGATATTGGAAAAGAATATCCTAACATGGCTTGCGGAAGCTGGATAGCTACGGAAAACGGAATATTTTCTTCCGAGACATCCAAGGCAAGGGAACTTGTGTGCCACCACCCGATCATGCCGATTCGCCGACTAAAGAACATCGAGACAGGCGAAGAGCAAATTACAGTTGCTTTCAAAAGAGACGGATATTGGACGGAAATAACCGTTCCAAAAATTGACATTGTGACTTCCAGAGCAATAACTAATCTTGCAAGGTTCGGAGTGCAGGTAAATTCAGAGAATGCAAGGCTTCTTGTGAAGTATCTGGCAGATGTGGAAATGTACAATGCCGATATGATTGACATACAGCACTCTACAAGCAAGTTAGGGTGGCATGGCAATGTATTTGTGCCTTACGACCTTTCAATCGTTTTTGATGGCGAATACCGCTTTAAAACACTATTCCAGAGTATACAGGAAAGCGGAGATTACTTCAAGTGGGTGACGCTGGCTAAGCAGCTACGGTCATGTGGGCGATTGGAACCACGAATAGCACTGGCGGCATCTTTTGCGAGTGTTCTTATACAGCCACTTGATGTGCTGCCGTTCATTGTAGATTTCTATGGGCAGACAGGAGGCGGAAAGACGGTAACAATCAATATAGCGGCATCGGTTTGGGGGAATCCGGCACCGGGAGCCTACGTTGGGAATTTTCGTTCAACAGATACATCATTGGAGACAAGGGCAGATATGCTCAATAACCTTCCGATGATCCTCGATGACTCTAAGAACGCTTCTCAATATATTCGGGACAACTACGAAACATTGATTTACAATCTCTGTTCCGGTAAAGGGAAAGGAAGATCAAATAAGGACCTCGGAGCAGCTAAGGAGAATACATGGTGTAATGTAACCATTTGTAACGGTGAGAACCCTATTTCGGAATTTGCAGATTCCGGTGGAGCAATCAACAGAATTGTTGAAATTGAGTGTTGCGAGGATATTTACGAGAATCCGGCAGAGATTAACAGCACTGTAATGAAAAATTATGGTTTTGCTGGAAGAGTATTTGTTGGAAATCTTAAAAAATTTACACCGGATGAGTTAAAAGAAATGAAGTCTGAGATTGAAAAGGGCTTTGATGGATATAATTTTCCGGCAAAACAGGTCATGGCTATATCCACGCTCCTACTGGCTGACAAATTAGCTACAGATTTCATATTTAAGGATGGACGTGAGCTGACAGTCGAGGATGTTGTGGACATACCTACACGCAAGAAAGACGTATCGGAAGGACAGAGATGCTATGAGTTTATCATCGAAAGTCTTTCTGTGTACGGGCAGCACTTTGATGCGCAATTCAGTTGCGATCAGTGGGGATTTAAGGAAACACCAGATGAGTATGGAGATGTATATGTGTATTTTTATCCGAAACCTCTTGAAAATCTCCTAAAAAACAACGGATTCTCCAGAAAAGCCTTTTCAGCATGGGCGATTAATCGAGAATTAATTAAGCATACAGGAAAAAGGGATACGGTAATAAAAAGAGATGGGGGAAGTGTAATGAGACTTGTTGCTGTAAAGATTATTGATATAAAAGATCTTGAAGACGAACAGGAAAATGAGCATGTTGAAGCTGATTTTATACCTGCTAATACTGGAACAAGTGTTCCGTTTTCGTGATTTGTAACCATGTAACCATGTAACCCGCGGAAAAGCATGTGTATAGGGAATAAAAAAATATATAAAAAAATCATATACACATTGCAATCTCCTATAGGAAAACATTGGTTACATTGGTTACACGGTTACACAACTCTGAAACCCGCATAAAATAAGGGTTTGCGGTGTAACCAAGGTGGTTGAAAAGTTGGTTACACATTGGTTACAAAAATAAAATGATTACACAAATTAAAAAATAAAATTAAATTGCATGAAAATTCAGATTGTTACAATTGGTTACTAAGGCATAAGGAGTGGTTACAAAAATGGAAAAAGAGAAGCTTAATAAAAAACAGCGGTACGCATTGGACACAATGTTGTCTGGCAGTAATGTTTTCCTTACAGGAGATGCAGGAACAGGCAAGACAACGGTTATTCAGACATTCATTGATGAGGCGGAAAAAACTGGTAAAAGTGTTCTGGTATCTGCTACTACTGGAATAGCTGCGGACAATATCGGATATGGAGCGACTACCGTGCATCGTGCATTGAATATCTCAATCAAATTTGAGGATTACAAGAAAAAAGTGAAATCCAGAGCTGAACTGTTGAAGGAAGCGGATATTCTTATTATTGACGAGATCAGCATGTGCCGGTTCGACCTGTTTAATATGATTGCGAAGACGATCATTACAGAAAATGAAGAGAGAGCGGTTGATAGACTTTTGAGCGGAGAGGATAAAGAAGACGTTCAACTGATCGTAATTGGGGATTTCTACCAGCTTCCACCAGTCATTACAACAGATGACCGTAAAATTCTCTGCCGGATGTATGGATCTGATTATGGAAAGGGTGGAAAGTACGAACACGGATATGCTTTCATGTCTGAGTACTGGAAAGAAATGGGGTTTGAATATATTAAACTTGATGAAGTATGCAGGCAGAATGATGAGGGATTTAAGTATGTGCTGAATGATATTAAATATGGCAACAATATTAGAAAATCCATTGCATATCTGGAGAATAACGAATCAGACAAGGTTATACCAGAAGCACCGTTTCTGGTCGGAACAAATGCTGAAGCTGATCGGATTAATAATACTTTTCTCGGAAAACTGGATAAAAAGACCGAAAAAGTGTTTCATGCAGCAGTTGACGGAGAATTAACGTCTGCTGATATTAAGAACATTGCATTTGCCAGAGAGGACTTAATTCTTAACATCGGTGCAAAAGTGATGATTACAGTCAATGATCTGTCTGGAAACTACGTCAATGGAACGATTGGCATCATTCAGAAAATTGTGGATAACGGAGAATTTGAAGAATCCTATCTGGTTATCAAGACTGATAAGGGTAAAACAGTTAACTTGTACAGATACAGTAAAGACATTGAGAAACAGGTTATTGAGGAAACTGAACAGGAAAAAGATGGACAGAAGATCGTAAAAGAAAAGATAGTCCGTAAGAAAGCTGGTTCTTTCTCTCAGTTCCCGGTAAAACTTGCCTGGGCGATCAGTATTCATAAATCACAGGGACAGACATTTGAAAAGATTAATATTGATCCTTGCTGTTGGGATCCTGGACAGTTCTATGTAGCTGTTTCCCGGGCTAAATCAGCTAACGGCATACATTTTATCAGACCGATAAAACAGAGCTATATAAAGGCGTTTAGCAAGGATAATGAGCGACTTCTTGAACAGAGTTTTGAGGTAGAAGAAGGTGTATAAGTATGAGAGTGACGCATGAGCAGATACCGAACACCATAAAGTTTTTACAAATCGACTTTCCGGCACTGGTCCTTCAAACTGCCGGAATAGAAGAAAGGGACGAATACTGGCAGCAGGTAGTTGAGCAGATACACGTTGTATCGGACAAATATAATAAAAACGGCTTTGTGGATCACATGCTTACAGCCTATGCGGATTATCTGGACAAGATGCATAAGAAAGCTAAAAATCTGAACAAGGAGAAAACCAATGAACAAAATGAAGGAGTATGAGCGAGGGAGAGAGGACGGCCTTGACCTGGCACTCAGAATTGTTAGAGATGGCGGTATAGAAGCACTTGAGAGGGAAATAAAATTCCGAGGGATTACAGGAGTACATACCTCTTTAGCCAGTAAAGACCTGGATAAAGCTGCACAGAAGATCAAAGAAATGACACTTGATACATTTGCAATCCTTGGAATTGCCGTTTTGCATGATGATTTCGGATTTGGACAGAAACGCTGTCAGAAATTCATGGACGGCATGGACAGGGGGGGCTGATTATCTGATGGATGATATGGCAACCTGGGAGGATTACAGAAGATCAATCAAAGAGGAACTGAATCTTGATTTGAGATTCCGCATTAACGATTAAGTGAGGTGTTACTGATGGGAAAATACAATACAGAGCGTAAACACAAAGAGGGACAGGAGATGTATAAAGCGGTATATCACTTTATCTTGAAATATTACCGAAAGCACCACTATATGCCGTCTACAAGAAATATTGCAGATGGATTAGACATTTCAATGGCTACTGCCAGGAATTATATTAATTTATTGCTTGATAATGGTTTGTTGGTAAGCGAGGATCCGACAGAGCAGAGGGCGTATAGATTGAGTTATTCAAAGGTAGAGACCGATTAATCATGTACCAACTGCACAATAGCGTGTCAGTTGCTTACATGTGGAAAGTGAGGATAGAAATGAGTGATGTAATGGAACTTATTCAGAATGAAGACGGCGCATTTAGTGCATGCGATGATACCTATGACGTTGTAATACACTGCGAGACAGAAGAGGAACAGAAGAAAGTTATTGAGCGTTTGTCTACTGACTGGATTCCAGTCAGCGAGAGAGTACCAGAAATCAAGAATTATGCGGAATGCTATTTAGTCACAGACGGCAGATTTTGCTGGATGGCATACTGGACGCCCGAAAAAGAGTGGATTCTTGCGGATTGTACAAATTGTAAAAATAAAATTGATTGGACAGACGTCGTGGCTTGGATGCCGATTCCAGAACCATATAAGGAGGACTAAATGGGAAGATGTAAATTAACCTGCCCGGATGGTGAAACAGAGTGCTGCATTTGCTGTGATAAACAGGATTCCTGCCAGTGCAGATGTGATGATATGGACAGTTATGAATACGCGGAGGAGTGTGAGGATTATGCAAAGGAGGAAGAAACATGATTACATTCTTATTAGGGTTCACCCTTGGAATCATAGTCGGAGTGGCCGGTCTTGTATGCATAGCGATCATGTACGACAAACACCACCCAGACGATTAGAAAGGAGAACAGTATGCTGACAAGGAACAAGAAGTTGAAAGACTACGGTATTCCGGCAGAGGACATTGAAAAAACTGAATACGATGCTGAAAGACTTCCCGGCAGAGTACGGATACCTGCTTACCAGTGCCGCCTTGTCAGCTTGCCCGAAAAACACGGTGATAGCGGATATGGTTATCGAGAATATTCTACACCGGAAAAGTTACAGAAAAATCAGCAAAGAAAGATATATCCCGATGAATCCGAAGGACTTCTATGGATACAGGCGCAAGACCGTCGCTGTACTGTATGAGAGGATGAGGTTGTTGGGAGTGTGGGAGGAATAAAATATGAGCAGACTGATAGATGCAGACGAATTAATTAAATACATCAAAATTTGGGAAATTGGAACAAGTGTTAGTTCTGGCCAGAAGGAGTTTATTGATTGTGTTAATAAACAGCCAACGGCATTTGATGTGGATAAGGTTGTTCAGCAATTAGAAAAACGGAGTACATTAGCAAAACCTGTGGGATGGACAAAATCTTATGAAATCGTAATTTTGAATGATGCTGTGGAGATTGTGAAAGGCGGTGGAGTTGAATGAGAGAAATTCTTTTCAAGGCAAAGCGGATTGATAATGGAAAATGGGTTGAGGGATATTATCAGAAAATGTCTGAAACAACCTATTGTTTTAAAGAGGACTATGAACGAAAACCAGTATCAGAACATCACTATATTTTGCAAGAGAGAATGACTGACTGGGGACTCCCAAATCAGATAGTACAGATTGAAATTGATTCAGAAACCCTCTGCCAGTTCACCGGACTGACTGATAAGAGCAATAAGAGAATCTGGGAAAATGACATCGTTAATCATAACGGAGAATATGCCCTGGTAAAATTTGGAATGTATTGTTCAAGCTTTGATTACGGAAGCTATAATTTAGGATTTTATGTTGATTTTCCAGAAGAGACATTTTACCGAAAAGAACTTGGGTATTGGCGCAGAAAGGTTGAAACTTCCGGAAACGTGTTTGACAACCCAGAATTATTACAGGAGGAACACTGATGCAAAGAGAATTTATTTGCGGTGACTGCATGAATTTTCTCCCGGACTTTCCAGATAATTACTTCGATGTGGCAGTTGTAGATCCACCGTATTACAGCGGCCCAGAAAAGAGAGGATTCTACGGAAGAAAGATAAGTCCAATAGGAGTACAGAGAATATACAAAGTCTCTGAACAATGGATTATACCGAACCAGGAATATTTCGACCAGCTCTTTAGAGTTTCCAAAAATCAAATTGTGTGGGGCTGCAATTATTTTGAATACAGCTTCCCACCAGGAAGAATTGTATGGGATAAGTGCAATGGGAATTCAAGCTTTTCCGATTGTGAGATAGCTGCTTGCAGTTTCCATGACAGTGTAAGACTTTTTAGGTATATGTGGAATGGTATGCTACAGGGAAAGAGTATCGCGCACGGAGAAATAATGCAGGGCAACAAAAAACTGAATGAAAAGCGAATCCACCCAACTCAAAAGCCTGTAAATTTATATCGTTGGATATGTCATAAATATCTGCAGAAAGGAATGAAGATTCTTGATACCCATGTGGGGAGTGCAAGCTCACTGATTGCATATGAGGAATACGGCCTGGAATATGTTGGTTATGAAATCAATAAAGATTATTACGATTCAGCTCAAAAACGGTTGAACGAGTTCAGATCACAATTAACATTATTTGATTTAGGAATGGAGGTGCCGGAATGAGTAAATCAGTATTAGTGATGGAAACACCAGAGAATTGCTATGTTTGCCCGTTCGGAACTGCATACTGTAGCGCTCTTGAATATGAGGGTTTGTGTGAATTAGCTGACTGTTTAGATTGCGATGTAATTCTGATGACAGAAGAACATTATGATTGTGAAAGTAAATCAAGACCAGACTGGTGTCCGCTTATGGATTTGCCAGAAAAAGACAATGGAGATTATCCAGCTAATACGTCTGATGCTGGCTTTGCAGAAGGATGGAACCAGTGTATTGATGAGATTACAGGAGGAATGAGAGATGGCGAATGCAATGAAATGTGATCGATGCGGAAAGTTATATGAATCATACAACACTAAAAAAGATAATAAAAACATCAATGGATTTATTCCAGTGAATTTAGATGTTGATAGAAAGTATTATTCACATGGCGTAACGGACTTATGCCCTGACTGTATGAAAGAATTTCAGAATTGGATGAAAGAGGTGAAGTAGATGGAGAGATTAACAGAGTGGATTGACGATGGTGAACATCGGCAGGCAATTCCAAAAACTGACATTAGAAACAACGGTCATAACAAATGCTGTAATAAACTTGCCGAATATGAAGACTTAGAAGAACAGGGCTTGCTTGTGAGGCTGCCGTGTAAGGTTGGAGATACAATGTATGATATTATAGGAAAACCTCTTAGAATCGTAGAACACAAAGTGGATGCTTTTCATATTGATAAAAAAGGCTTTCATTTACAAATTATTAACGGAGTTTTAGAAAAGAAGCAAGAAGCAAAGGTTTATTTTTCTCGTGAAGAAGCTAAAAAGAAGTTGGAGGAGATGAAGAAGAATGATTGATAGTTTAATAGCATTTACATTTGGAATAATATTCGGATCATTTGGCACTATTTACTTGATTACACATTTTGGTGGCAAGCGTAAATAGAAATAAAAAGGAGTGATGATATGCGGACCAGGCAAAAGTCACTTGTTGATTTTGGCGTATATCCAGAAGACATTAACCGTTTAAAGGATATATGCCAGAAAGCTACACCGGAGCAGAGACATGATATTTTACACTGCTGCATAAGCTCTTGCCCTCCAGGGATTGAACTTCTGGTGTACGAATCTATTGTAACAAACAAATCCTATGACCGTATCATGAAGACAAAATACATACCGGCAAAGCGAGATGATTTCTATGCATACAAGCGCAAGGCAATGGCTATGTTTTATGATACTTTAAGAAAACTAAGAGAAATATAATACTACAATTAATATTAAAATGTGGGGACAAATTTTTCTGCCATGTATGGTAATATAGTATATATCTATAGCTATACGTGGCAGAATTTTTATTTTCAGAAAGGGTATGATTGGATGTTGATAGAATGGCAAACGAGGAAAATTTAAAACCTTTTAAACCTGGTCGAAGCAGTGAGGAAGCAGTGAAGAACGGTCAAAAAGGTGGCATTGCTTCTGGTCAGTCTCGCCGCCAAAAGAAAACCCTTTCTGAATTAGCCAAAATGATAGCTGAGAACCCTGCCCCGACTGCTGCAAAGAAGAAACTCACGAAGATGGGTATATCTGACGAGGACGCAAATAACAATGCCTGTATTGTAGCTGCCGTATATGATAAAGCTATCAAAGGAAATATGCAGGCAGTGGACAAATGGGAACAGTTGGTAGCCGTATCAAAATCAGACGAAAGCAAATATGAACTTCCTGCCAGAGTACTCGGCAAGGCATTCGTGGATATTAACCGACAGATTAAGCCTAACATTGAATATGTATTCGAGGGCGGTCGAGGCGGTTTGAAATCTTCGTACGTAGCTTTTAAGATTACTGAACTTATCAAAAATAATCCTCAGATGCACGCTTGCATTACTCGCCAGGTGGGTGCGACGCTGAAAGATTCTGTGTATGCTCAGATGAAATGGGCTATCAATGAACTGGGACTGATGGAAGAATTTGAATGCAAGGTGTCGCCACTTGAGATCAAATACATTAAAACCGGGCAGACAATATACTTCCGTGGTCTGGATGATGAAACTAAACTGAAATCCATTAAGCCAGAATTCGGATATATCGGAATTCTCTGGAAAGAAGAAAAAGATCAAATGAAGGGAGATGCCCAGGAGCGTTCTGTTAATCAGTCAGTGCTTCGTGGTGGCGATGAATCCTATGATTTTTCATCATACAATCCACCAAAATCAAAATCAAACTGGGTAAACAGGATCAAGCTCACGCCTAACCCGAAAAGAGTTATTCATCATTCAAGTTATCTGGAAGCCCCGGAGGAGTGGCTAGGTCAGAAATTCCTTAATGATGCAGAGCACTTAAAGGAAGTCAATCCAGAAGCATATGAGCATGAATACCTGGGTGTTCCGAATGGTGACGGCGGAAACGTATTTGAATATCTGGAGATTAGAGATATTACAGATGAAGAAATCAGTCACATGGACCGTATTTTCCCTGGAGTAGATTATGGATGGTACCCGGATGCCTTCTGCTATCTCCGAACTTATTATGATTCCGCCAGAGAGAAGATATATCTAATTGACGAGCTATATGTAAATAAATGGAGCAACTCCAAGACCGCTGATTGGATCAAGAAAAAAGGCTATGACGATTATACGATGATATGTGATTCTGCGGAGCCTAAATCCGTGAACGACTTCCGGGACGCCGGACTTCCTGCTAGAGGAGCAATCAAAGGGCCGGGAAGTATCGAGTATGGTTTTAAATTCTTACAGACAAAGACACTTGTCATTGACCCGAAGCGGACACCGAACGCATACAAGGAAATTACGGAATATGAGTACGATCGGGACAAAGAGGGAAATGTAATAAGTGGTTATCCTGACGGAAACGATCATGCAATCTCGGCACTTAGGTATGCTTATGAGCCGTTATTTAACAGAAGGGGGAACAGTGCATAATGTGTAAATTTTGCGATGAATTAGCTTCTTGGAAAGAATGCCATGATAATCCAGAATACAAGAAGAATAAATATATATACGGCTGTATGTTGTACATATACATGAAAGACCGAAAAGGGAGCATTACTTCCAGACCGTTTGACCTTAATTATTGTCCGATGTGTGGAAAAAAGATAGCGACAGGTGACTAAAATGTTAGATAGGTACTTTTCAGATAAAATAAATAAATTCTTAAGCATCGGTTTAAAAATATATGGATCATCTGACATTAACGAAATATTAAAAGTTGTAGAATATGAAGACATTATTGTGCGAGATACTTCTGTAAGATGGATGGATTTTAAAAGGTAGATTAAATGGGACTTATAACAACGCTAAAAAGGTGGTTTAACATGATTTTCAAAAAACAAGCCGAAGAGGATTTTAACATCCAGGCAGCAGAATTTCCGGAGATGGAATCACTGATTAACCGGTGTGCAAACATCTATAGAGGCGCGCCGGAATGGTTGGACGATAATAATAATATTAAGACGATCAATTTTGCGAAATCTGTCTGCTCAGAGACAGCTAGGCTTGCAACACTGGCGATCGGCATTCAGATAGACGGTTCTGCAAGGGCTACATGGCTTCAGGAACAGATTGACAAGGTATATTTCCAGATACGGCACTGGGTAGAATATGGATGTGCTTATGGAACGGTATTTATCAAGCCAAACGGCGAGAGCCTTGACGTATTCACTCCGGCAGATGTGATGATTGTAGATTATGACAATCAGGAAATAAAGGGGATTATATTCAAGGACTATTATACCGTTGGACGGAAATACTACACACGGCTTGAATATCATCGTTTTGTCGAGACTACAATAGATGGCGTGACAACCTATCCGTACTACGTTTCTAACAGAGCTTATGTGTCGAAATCCCCTCAGTCAATCGGCGATAAAATCGACCTTAAACAGACCAAATGGGCTGACCTCATGGCAGATACGCCGCCGATTCTCAAAGCAAATGGCGAGAAGCTGGACGGACCTCTGTACGGAGTTCTGCGGACTCCACAGGCGAACAATGTAGATATCAGTACACCATTTGGCTTACCGATATTTGCAGAAGCAATTGAAGAGTTGAAAGATCTGGACATTGCATACAGCCGTAATGCAAAAGAAATCCTTGATTCTAAGAGAACCGCTCTGGTAGATGACCGACTGCTGATGCCGAGCGGATCACCAGTATCCGCCATGACACCGCAGGCCATGGAGCACAGATGCAAAGAAATGAGCTTGCCGGATTATGTGAAAAATGTATTCGGACAGGATGAGAAAGAGTTTTACCAAGAAATCAACCCGATTCTAAACACTGATACCCGTATAAGCGGCATAAATGCTCTTTTAAGCCAGTTAGGGTACAAGATTGGGTTCTCTAACGGATACTTTGTTTTTAACGAATCTAGCGGAATTCAGACGGCTACTGGAGTAGAAGCAGAACAGCAGAGGACAGTCCAGTTTATCAAAGACGTGAGGGACAAACTGGAATCCTGTCTGGACGAAGTAATTTACGCGCTGAACGTTTACGCTGACCTGTACGGACTTGCACCTGTCGGAGTTTATGAAGTCAATTATGATTTCGGAGACATCCTCTATGTTAGAGAAAACGACCGTGCAAGGTGGTGGCAGTATGTAACTACTGGCAAGGTTCCAGCATGGTTGTATTTTGTAAAGTTTGAAGGAATGACTGAGGAAGAAGCGAAAGCAATGGTCAAAGAAGCCGAGCCAAAGGAACCAACACTATTCGGAGAGGAGTAAAAAGATGGCAGACAAGCCGGTAACAAGGGAAGAAAAATACCTCGCATATCTGACAGGCGAAATTCCAAAGCCAATTACAAGAGAGTTTTAGTGAATTAAGTAAAAAAAGCGGAGAGGATTAAAACTCCTCTCCACTTTGCAATAACATTATTAACAGCCAGAATCTTCTCGCTTGGATACAGCAAATGTCCTCACTATATTTGCACCAGGAACATTGCCATCATTAATACACTTAGCCATGCGAAGCATAGATATGATTTGTGATGAAGACGGATGCTCCTTGCCGCAATTTGGACAAATTACCTTTTCCGTGTTAATTTGTTCATTTACGTAATAGTTGCAATTACAAGTACAGAAAATTTTCAATTTTAAAAACATTTTGCGACACCTCCTTAATAGGTTGATTATAGCATATTTTTAAAACATGTACCACAACATTTATCGAAAGAGGTGATATATTATACTTAGTCCTGAATATTTACGACAAATTACAGAGGGCAGTGAACAAATTGCTGAAGAATTGCACCAGTATATCATCTCTGAGATCGTATCACGGATGATGGCAAGAATCGGCAGGGGCGAGGACTATATTCTGACCAATGCTGATGCGTGGAGAATCAGAACGTTACAGGAATCCGGTGAACTGTTAGAAGACATTCTGGCAGAACTATCCAGATACACCAAACGTGAGCAACAGGAGCTTCTTGAAGCATTTGAAGATGCCGGAATCACTGCAATGGAGTATGATGATAAGGTATATAAGGCGGCAGGATTAAGTCCTGTGCCGCTTGAACAGTCACCAACAATGATAAGACTCATGGAACGAAATATGCTTGCGACCATGGGCGAGTGGAAGAACTTCACACGGACAACCGCAAGTGCCGCTCAGAGGCTCTATATCGAACAATGTGACCTTGCATATAATCATGTGATGACTGGGGCAGTTGGGTATACGCAAGCCATCAAAGAGGCGGTTAATAACGTTGTGAGTGATGGCGTATATGTTGAATACATAAACAAAGAGACAGGAAAGAAAAGACGCGATACAATTGAAACCGCAGTTGCACGTTCTGTCAGAACTGGTGTGGCACAGGCTACGGGAGATATATCTCTAAAGCGCATGGAAGAAATGGATTGGGACTTGATTCTTGTCAGTGCACACATAGGAGCCAGAACAGGTGACGGCGGCGAGAATCCCGGAAACCATTCATGGTGGCAAGGCAAGATATACTCTCGTTCTGGCAAGAGTAAAAAATTTCCACCGTTCTCATTGACCGGATATGGGACAGCAAGCGGACTGTCCGGCGTCAACTGTCGGCATAGTTTCGGGGCAAGTGATGGAGAATTTAATCCCTATGCAGAACTATCAGCACAGGATAAAGCTGATAAAGGCAAGCAGTACGAAAAAGAACAGCGGCAACGTGCTTACGAGCGAAGAATCCGAAAAACAAAGCGTGAAGTCCTTGGACTGCAAGCAGGAGTCGACAATGCGCCGAATGAAAAGGCAAAATTCGCCCTCCAACAAGACCTTGACCGAAAGTCTTATCTTTTACAGAAACAAAATGCTGCATATAAAGATTATTGCAAACGGAATGGCCTGAGGGAACTACAAGACCGACTTATGATCGCTAAGTGGAACCGCCAGAACGCCGCTAAAGCCAGAGGAGCGGCAAGACGATATAAGACAGCAAAGGGGATTGACTGATGGATAGATGGGAATATTTCAATCCGAATCCTGTTAAGGATAAGAGAACAGGAGATTGCGTTGTCCGGGCAATATGCAAAGCAACCGGGTTCGACTGGGAAACGGTATTCACCGGATTAATGATACAGGCGTGCACTCTGTCAGATATGCCAAGTGCAAATTATGTCTGGGGAGCGTACCTCTATAAGCGTGGATACAGACGCAAACTGATTGAACAATCAGAACGATATATCTATACAGTCAACGACTTTTGTGCAGATCATCCGACCGGCACGTACATTCTCTGCATAGATGGCCATGTTGTGACGGCACAAGACGGCAAATATTTCGATACGTGGAATAGTGGAAACGAAATCCCGGTATATTACTGGGAAAAAGGAGTAGCTAAATGAGCATACAGGAATTTATTCAATTTTTTCTTTCAATTTGTGGAGGGGTATCAATTATTGGAGGGGCAGCAGCTGTTATTTTTAAATGGATTGCTCCGGCATTTCGGCTTAATAAGAGAGTGGAAATTCTGGAAGACCACGATAAAAGAGATTTTGAAACGTTAAAAAGAATAGCTGAGAGAGATTCCCTTATTTTGGAAGTCTTGTCAACCATGTTGGACAGCCAGATTAGCGGCGACAATGTAGAGGAATTAAAAAAAACAAAACAGAAGCTTACAAATTATCTTGCACAGAATCAGCGTTAATTGCATTAATAAGAGGTATGCTCATGAAATTATATGTGTTCACAAAGAAAGATATAGACAGATTCTTAGTAGAGTGTAATTTCACGCCGGACGAAGAAAGATTGTTTCGGTTGAGATGTAAAGAATACACGCTTGAATACTGCGCTGAACAGATGAACGTGAGCATATCTACGGCGAAACGATTAAGCCGCCGAGTAAACAATAAAATAATCAAAGTGTGCTGATACTTTTTGGATACTAATTAGAGCCAGAAACGACCTGTTTCCGGTTCTTTTTTTATGTAAAAATATAATCAGAAAGGCGGTGTATAAGATGGCATTATATAACAATCCTTATCAATATAGTTTTGGCGTTCCTGGGCAGATGAACCAGTTCCAGCAACAGCCTGTCCAGATTCCAGCTCAACCAGTACAGCAACCACAGCAGAATAATAGCGGTATCCTGTGGGTATCCGGCGAAGTAGGCGCAAAATCCTATCTGGTAGCACCCGGGACAAGTGTTTTACTGATGGATTCAGAATCAGAAAAATTCTTTATAAAATCAACAGACGTTTCCGGTATGCCACAACCATTACGGACGTTTGAATATCACGAGGTAGGCTCTCAGATGCCGCCTAAACAGCCTGTTCAAAACATGGACAGTAAATATGTCACCAGGCAGGAATACGACGATTTAAAAGCCAAATTCGACGCTATAGCAAGTCGATTAAATTCATTTTCTGAATCTGTTAGAGTTAATACCGTGCAGGAATCAGCGACCAAGGGAGGAAATGCAGATGAGTAATCCATTATTTAACGCGCTTGGTGGTGGAATGCCACAGGGAAATGGGCCAATGCAGATGATGCAGCAGTTTATGCAGTTTAAACAGAATTACAAAGGAAACCCAAAAGAAGAAGTCCAGAAAATGTTGCAGTCTGGAAAGATTTCTCAACAGCAGCTTAACCAAGTTCAGCAGATGGCAGGGCAGTTTCAGAATCTGCTGAAAGGAATGAAATAGTACATTACAATCTGGCCAGATTGATGTAAATACACAATAAAGGAGATTATAACTATGGATGGAAATTATAGCTTAGCAGACATTGCCGCTGCTACTGGAAATGGCAGAAATAATGACGGCATGTTTGGTGGAGATGGTGCATGGTGGCTTATCGTGCTTTTCTTGTTCGTATTCTGCGGATGGGGAAACAACGGATGGGGCAATAACGGCAATGGCGGCGGATATGCAGCCACAGCAGCTACTCAAGCAGACATTCAGAGAGGATTTGATAACTCCGCAGTAATCAGCAAACTTGACGGAATCAATAGCGGCCTGTGTGATGGCTTTTATGCCATGAATAACGGTATGCTTACCGGATTCAATGGAATCAACACAAACATCATGCAGACCGGCTTCGGAATCCAGCAGGCTATTAATGCCGATACTGTGGCTAATATGCAGAATACTAATGCTTTACAGGCACAGCTTGCGAACTGTTGCTGCGAAACCAGAGAAGCAATTCAGGGCGTAAATTACAATATGGCACAGAACACCTGCGCATTGCAGAACACCATGAACAGCAATACAAGAGACATTATTGACAGTCAGAACGCTGGAACAAGAGCCATTCTTGACTATCTTTGCAATGAAAAGATTTCTAGTCTGCAGGCTGAGAATAATGATCTCAGACGTGCTGCATCTCAGGATCGCCAGAGCGCACTTCTCACAACTGCAATGGCTTCTCAGACACAGCAGCTCATTAATGCAATCAATCCAGCACCGATTCCGGCATATCAGGTTCCTAACCCGAACACATATTACGGATGTGGATGCGGATGCAACACCGGATGCAATTGCTGATAACTTCATATCGAGAGTATCTTTCGATTGATTCGAATGTCGGCTTATGCCGTATTACACAGAGGGGCAGGCTGAGACCTGTCCTTTTGTGATATGAAAGGGGTAAAAATTATGGCAGAATTTACAAGTGTAGCTGCTCAGACTGTAGCAGCAAATGGAAACGTAGTATTTTCAAATACAGCAGTTAAGGGTTCTAACTGCATTCAGCACAGAGAGGGAAGCGGAATCATCACTCTAAGAGGACTGACTAACCAGTGTAAAGCGAGATTCTTCGTGGATTTTTCTGGTAATATCGCAATTCCAACAGGCGGTACTGTCGGAGCTATTTCTCTGGCTATTGCAATCTCTGGAGAACCTGTATTATCTTCTCAGATGATCTCCACACCGGCGGCAGTGGACCAGTACAATAATGTGTCCTCTGGTATCTATATTGATGTACCTCGCGGATGTTGTGTTAATATCGCAGTAGAGAATACAAGCGATCAGGCAATTTCTGTTGCGAACGCAAATATTGTCGTGACCAGAGAAGCATAGGAGGTGTGATTATGAGAGACATTAAAGACTTATGTGCAAGAATTGAAGACGAACTGTCCAAAATCGCTGACAGTGGGTTGACTACTGGAAATCTGGAAATGACATACAAGCTGATTGATATGTACAAAGATATAAAGAACACACAGTACTGGGACAAGAAAGTGGAGTATTACAACACGGTCCTTGATGAGATGCGTAGCGGATACAATGACGATTACAGCGAGCGTGGAAGAAAACATGACAGCATGGGGAGATACAGCTCAAGTGACGGCAGAATGATGCCAGATTACGACCGGGGCAATTCTTATGCCAGACGTGGTGAACATTATGTCAGAGGGCATTACAGCCGCTCTGATGGGCGAGACACTTACGATGACTACATGACACAGAAGCAGAGCTATCGCTCCGGGAAGTCTGAAGACTGCAAAAGAAAAATGCTTGCTGCACTGGAAGAACACATGGATGAGCTTACCGCGGAATTGAGCGATATATCCAAGGACGCAGAGTGTCGGGAGGAACGTGATCTTGTTAAAAGATACGTTGAAAAACTGAGAAGTATGCTTTGATTCCTGCAAATGTGGGGACAACTTTTTAAAAAAAATGTGATACTATAATCTTGCAAGGCATGGTGAACCTTGTAGGGCTTGCTGATTAGAAGTTTTTGCTTTCTTTTTCGTTTCATGTCCTCCTTTCTTTGTGAATATGTCCTTAAGAGAAACAGATTCGAGCGGAATCTGGAGGTTGAAAAGCGGATGCAATTTCCGGCATATTCATTAGCCGGTTTGACTGACTGGTAACACCTCTTTGTAAATGAAACAACATCTCCGTGAAAGTCGGATAGTGGCAGGCATAACACGATAAATACCTTGCTAACCCGGGAATCCGGGTTAATGGAATGTAGCTCAGTGGTAGAGCAGTAGCCTTATAAGCTATGTGCCGCAGGTTCGATTCCTGCCATTCCGATTATAGGTTTATCCTTATCCTGTGGACTGGAATTTAATCCAAATAGTCCCGAAAAGGTGTCTTCTGGGAAAGTGGCAACTATTGGCAGTGTTGCGGCGGTCTGTAAAACCGTTCCCTCGTGGTAAACATTATAGGTTCAATTCCTATCTTTCCCATTACCTTGCCAGTGGTCTAACTGGCTTAATCCATTTACCTGCGGCGGCAGGTCAATAAACACGACCAGGAGGATGTATATGCAGAAACTTATTGACACATTAAAATCATTTGGAATTGAGATCTCGGAGGATAAACAGGCAGATGTGAAAAAGGCACTCTCTGAGCATTATAAGAATGCTAAGGAAGTTGCAAAAACTCTGTCGAAAGTTGAGAGCGAACGTGATGACTGGAAAGAACGTGCTGAGACAGCAGAAGAAACCTTAAAAGGTTTTGACGGTATCGACCCGGCGAACATTCAGACAGAGCTTGCTGAATGGAAGAAGAAAGCCGAGGATGCAGAAAAGGAATTCAATGCGAAGATCTATGACCGCGATTTTTCAGACGCACTTAAAACAGCACTTGATGATGTTAAATTTTCCAGTGAGGCTGCAAAGAAGTCTGTTATGGCAGACATCAAAGAAGCCGGATTGAAGCTGAAAGAAGGTAAAATCCTTGGACTGAACGACTTGATCGAACAGATGAAGCAGTCTGACGCGTCTGCTTTTGTGGATGAATCTCAGCAGCAGGCTCAGCAGAACCAGGCAAGATTTACCACTCACGTTGGACAGCAGCAGACACCGGGAAGTATGACAAAGAAAGATATCGAAGCAATCAAAGACCCGTCTGAGAGACAGGCTGCAATTGCTCAGAATATCCAGTTATTCCAGTGATTTTTTACACCGACTATACGTTAGAGTATAGCCGCTAACCCAATACCTTAACAATTATGGGTAGAAAGGATTTTTTATATGGCAGCAAAAGCTAATCTTATTATGAGTAATGATATTCAGGTCACAGCACGTGAGATTGACTTTGTAACCAGATTCGAAAGAAACTGGCAGCACTTACGTGATATTCTGGGCATCATGAGACCTATCAAAAAACAGCCGGGTGCTGTACTCAAGTCCAAATACGCAGAGGGTACATTGCAGGATGGAAATGTTAAAGAGGGCGAAGAAATCCCTTACAGCAAATTCACTGTAAAAGAAAAGCCTTATGCAGAAATGAGCATTGAGAAGTACGCAAAGGCTGTATCTATCGAATCAATCAAGGATCACGGTTATGAGAACGCTGTTCAGATGACCGATGACGAATTCCTTTTCCAGCTTCAGACCAATGTTACCGGCAGATTCTATGATTATCTGAAAACCGGTACACTTACTTCCACAGAAACCACATTCCAGATGGCTCTGGCAATGGCTAAGGGTCGTGTTGAAAACAAATTCAAGCAGATGCACAGAAATGTGACTGGTGTTGTTGGATTTGTGAATATTCTGGACGTATATGAATACCTCGGAGCAGCTGAGATCACTATTCAGAACCAGTTCGGATTCCAATACATGAAGGATTTCATGGGATTCAATACCATCTTCCTGTTATCTGACAGTGAGATCCCACGTGGACAGGTTATCGCTACACCTGTTGAGAACATCGTTCTTTACTATGTGGATCCAAACGAATCTGATTTCGCAAGAGCAGGCCTTGTATACACTGTATCTGGCGAGACAAATCTGATCGGATTCCATACACAGGGCAACTACCACACGGCAGTGTCTGAAGCGTTCGCGGTTATGGGACTTACTCTTTTTGCGGAGTACATTGATGCAATTGCAGTAATTACCATTGATGAGACACCAGCACTTGGCACTCTGGTAGTAACATCTGCGGAAGGAACAGCAACTGGTGATACAAAAATCACTGTAAATCCGGCTAAGGAAAACTCCAACAACGTATACAAATACAAAGTTGCGGCAGACGCAGTAACTGTCGGATATGGACAGAATCTCAGAAACTGGACTTCTTGGGACGGAAAAGCTGATGTTAAAGCAGCAACCGGACAGAAGATTACAGTAGTTGAGTGTGACGGAACATACAAAGCACTGAATGCCGGAAGTGCGACTGTAACAGCAAAATCATAAATGTAGGAGGTAACTGGCATGGCTTATGCAGATTATAAATTCTATACAGAATCATTCGGCAATGTCGTGCCAGAAGCCGACTTTCCACGACTGGCAGAAAGAGCTAGTGATTTTGTGGACACAATGACATTTGACAGGCTGGTGGACGGGCTGCCAACAAACGAACACTCTCAGAAGCGTATCAAAAAGGCGGTCTGTTCATTGGCTGAATTAATGTATCAGATTGAGCTTGCTGAAAAGAATGCTACCAATGCCGCTGCGAGCGGTACGTCAACCGTAATTGGGTCCGGTGGTAGCACGACAGGCGTTGTAACATCTGTATCATCTGGCAGTGAATCCATCTCTTACGCAACGCCCCAGCAGAAAGCATCGGGCGCAAAAGAGTGGAGTGCAGTGTATGCCGCCGCCGGAGATATACAGAAAACAAACGACTTACTTTATAAGACGGCTTTACCGCTTCTGATGGGAGTAAGAACGGATGATGGAATACCAGTATTGTATGCGGGGGTGTGAGTATGATTTGCAATAAAAAGGCTTATTCAGATATGCGAAAAGACTGTGAAAGCTGTCCAGACAAACAACAGTGTTGGAGCGGTAAAAATGTTGGAGTAGCCTATTTGGATGCAGACATTATAGAAGAAGCATCGCAGCCACTTATGAGAGAAACAAAGACTATAAATGTCGGTGGTGTACTCACAACGGTATATAAAGATGATATTGAAAGAGAAATATATAAGGCTTTACGAGAGCCTTTTTCTCTGAATTTTGGAGCATAAAGGAGTGATTATATGGACATTTCAACATTAGGCTCATGTATAGCAATCGTTATGATTTGCTACATCGTAGGAATGGGCTGTAAAGCATCAAAAAGAATCTCTGATGAATGGATTCCAGTGATCATGGCGGTTATTGGTGGAATTCTTGGAGCGGTCGGAATGGGAGTTATCCCAGATTTCCCGGCATCGGACTATATCACGGCAGTTGCAGTTGGTATGTTTAACGGATTGTCGGCAACTGGTGTGAATCAGGTTATTAAGCAGACAGTGCAGAAAGAATAATTAAGGAGAGGGTATCATGTACGAAAAAACGGTGACGATTTTTAATTATTACGAATCAGCCACGACAGGAGATGCGTACTGGTATCCTCATGTTTTATCCGGCGTTGACCTCATTACGGATAAGGGAGCGATACTCAAAAAGTACGGACCAGATGTAACTGACAACGCACAGTTACACGTTCGATACACTGTCCAGAACGGCGATGCAACCATTACTGATAAAGACGGTAAGATTCTCCCATATGTGCCTCCTAAAGAGTGGAAACAGCAGATTAACAACGCTTTGGAAGATACTATCACATTCTCAGACGAATTGTTCTTCTGGGAGGGTGAGTGGACTGGCGGAACGGTATCTGATGGTGATTATCGGAGCGGATTCTATCAGTACATGAACGAGAATAAGGATAACGTATTCAAGATTACCAGTGTAGGCGGTCCGTATACGCTGATTCCGCATTTTGAGATTCTGGGTAAGTAATATGAGTAAGATTCATCATTTTAAAGGATTCTCTGTAGTTGACGGAGATATGAAAATCAAGCTGAATATGGACAGGTTCTCCAGACAGTATCAAGAAGCTCAGTATCTCCTTGATGGAATGGTTATGGACAGCATGGTGCCATTTATGCCGATGATTACAGGTGACTTTATCAACCGAACAAGAGTTGAAAGTACATCCTTGCAAGGAACTGGGAAAGTATGTGCGGCGGCGGCTCCTTATGGACGTTTCCTGTACGAGGGAAAAGGAATGGTTGATGAAGCAACTGGAAGTCCCTACGCAAGACGTGGGGCAAAAAAAGTTCTTGTTAGCCAGTTCTCTGGTCGGACGGCCGCAAAAGAGAATCTTGAATACACCAAACAAGCTCACCCACAGGCACAGGCAAAGTGGTTTGATGCCGCTAAACGGCAATACGGTAGCACATGGATTCGCAAAGTAAAAGCACAGGCAGGAGGTGGCAGACATGGCGGATAAACCTATTGGTAAAGACGCGACCGGATATGAGATTCTGACAGATGCCATGAAAGCACTTCTGAACCAGTATCCGGGACTATATGAAAATGAAACAATCAAGTTTGAGGAACTTGGCAAGGAGTCCGGAATTGCGTTCTCGGCAGACAACGGGGCGCTGATCTATTCAGAAAAAGAAGATGTTTGCGGAACGATGCATCAGGTATGTCAGTACCCATTTTACGTGGTATATCGTACAGCATCTGACAAAGAAAGGCAGAAACTATCTGTTCAGAAGTTCCTTGACAATCTCGGTAAATGGATATGCCGGGAACCAGTTATTATAAATGGCTCTGAGACGCGTTTAAATGTGTTTCCAGAGCTTTCACAGGGGCGAGTGATAAAACGTATCACACGTGACAACTCCTATGGTTTAGAACCGCAGGAGAGCGGCGTACAGGACTGGTTGTTACCATTGTCGGTGCGCTACGAAAATACTTACGAAGCAATATAACAAGTAACAACCGGCTATCAATTGGAGATAGTCGCTAACCTACACAGCCTTTTAAAGTTATAGGCAGAAAGGACATTTCTATGGCAGTTACAGGCAAGATTGACCGTAAATATATGGCTCATTATATCGACGCAGGCTCCCTCTGTGGAGGACTGACACCGAAATATGAGCGTCTTGGAAAGGACCTGGAAGAGTATAACGTAGAACTCAATCCAGATACTGAAACATCTAAAAACATTCTTGGAGAATCCACATTTAAACACAACGGCTATGAAGTTTCTTCTGACGCTGATCCGTTCTATGCAGACACTACTTCTGATCTGTTTACAGCATTGCAGAAGATTGTAGATGGACGTCTCAAAGACGACAACCTCAAAACAAAAGCAGTTGAAGTTCATCTCTGGACAGAAGCCACGGCAGGCAAGTATGAAGCATACCAGCAGGACTGCTACGTTGTACCGACTTCCTATGGCGGCGATACATCCGGCTATCAGATTCCGTTTACTGTGAACTACGTTGGCGAACGTGTAAAAGGAAAATTTGATATCAGTTCCGGTACATTCACAGCTGACAGCGAATAAGCACATATGCAAGGAGGGTACGCCAAATGGCAAAAGTAATTAATACAAAAATTGATGATGGAATTCTCATTTTCACATTCACTAACAACGAAGACGAAGTTTTTTCTTCTTTCAAATTAAATCCGACGGATATCAATGTAGCAGCACGCGCAGAGGAACTGACAGAATATTTTGAACAATTCAAAGATTCTATTCAGAAAGTCACTTCTGGTAAAGAAATGGCTGAACTGAATAAACAGATCGAAGACAAAATCAACTATCTTCTTGGCTACGAAGCATCAAAAGACCTGTTCAAAGAGCCGATCACAGCGACTACTGTTTTCGGAAATGGCCAGGTTTTCGCTTACATCGTTCTGGATAAAATCGTAGAAGCAATTGCACCGGAAATCGAAAAGAGAAAGAAGAAAATGCAGGCAGCAGTCAATAAGTATACGGAGAAGTATACAAAATGACCGCCTATGAGCTTCCCACCTCACTAAACATAAGTGGGGTGGATTTTTCTATCAGAACGGATTTTCGAGCAATTATTGATATTCTGGTCGCCATGAATGACCCAGAACTGGACGAGCAGGCGAAAGCAGTTGTTATGTTGCAGATTCTGTTTGAGGACTGGCAGAGTATACCGACTGAATGTCTGGATGAAGCTTGTCAGAAAGCATCAGAGTTCATCGACTGCGGACAATCTGACGACAATCCGAACCACCCAAAACCCCGATTAATGGACTGGGAACAGGACGGAGATATGATCGTTCCGGCTGTAAACAAGGTTGCTGGTAAAGAAATCAGAGCAGTGCCATATATGCACTGGTGGACATTTTTTGGATATTTCATGGAATCCGGCGAGTGCCTGTTCAACACAGTTGTTGGAATCCGGTCAAAAAAGGCAAAAGGTGAACGCCTGGATAAATGGGAAAAGAAATTCTATCAAGAGAACAAGAACATTATTGATATAAAAACACGTCTCAGCGATGAGGAGCAAGCTTATAAAGATAAGCTGAATGAGATGTTGAACCTCAAATAGTTAGGAGGTGGACACATGGCTGCTGATGGCTCAATTATTATTGATACCAAGTTTGATACATCTGGAATTGATAATGGAGTATCAAGGATTAAACAGTCATTTAACAGCCTTGGTAGTGCTGTAAAAAAAATCGGTCTACTGATTGGTGGGGCTTTTGCAGTTGGTAAGTTAGTACAGTTTGGAAAAGAGTGCGTTGCCCTTGGTTCCGACCTCGCAGAAGTTCAGAATGTGGTCGATGTTACATTTACCACCATGTCGGATAAGGTCAATGAATTTGCAAAGAATTCAATGGTCTCAGCCGGACTGTCAGAGACAATGGCAAAAAGGTATGTTGGTACGTTCGGAGCAATGTCTAAGTCATTCGGATTCTCAGAGGCACAGGCTTATGATATGTCAACGGCTCTGACACAGCTTACTGGTGACGTAGCATCATTTTACAATATCAGTCAAGACTTGGCTTATATCAAGCTAAAATCAGTGTTTACGGGCGAAACAGAAACGCTCAAGGACCTCGGCGTGGTAATGACCCAGTCGGCACTTGACCAATACGCACTTGCAAACGGCTATGGCAAAACCACATCTGCCATGACCGAACAGGAGAAAGTTGCTCTCCGATTGGCTTTTGTGCAGAAACAGTTATCAGCCGCATCTGGAGACTTCATTCGTACTTCTGACAGCTGGGCGAACCAGGTGCGAGTGATGCAGTTGCAGTTGCAGTCCCTCAAGGCAACAGTCGGACAAGGGCTGATTAATATTTTTACACCTGTTCTGAAAGTAATCAATATTCTTCTCGGCAAACTGGCGACTCTGGCAAACGCATTTAAGTCATTCACGGAGCTTATTACTGGCAAGAAATCATCAGGTCAGACAGGTGGAAGCGGCGCAGGGCTTGCCGGAACAGATACAGTTGCAGATACGGCAGATCAGTATGGACAGGCAGCCGATAATGCAGAGAAACTGGCAGATGCCACAAACGATAATGCTAAGGCAACGAAAAAGGCAAATAAAGAAACAAAAAATTATCTTTCTTCATTGGACGAAATACACAAAGCTACCTCTACAGATAGTAGCTCTTCCATACCATCTTCATCTGGCGGGAGTGGTGGAGCGTCTGGAGGATTATCTGGTGCAGTAAGCAATGTGGATTACGGAAAACTTGCAGAAGGCGAAACGACTATTAAAAAAATGTCCAAGCCGCTTGATTCCATAATAAAGAAGTTTAAAAAATTAGCCAAATTGCTATCAAAAGGATTCTGGGATGGACTAGGCGATTACAAACCGATTTTTGATGATATTAAGGAAAATATTAACTCTATCGGGAAATCCTTGCAGAATATATTTACTGATCCAGAAGTAATTGGAGCGGCAAGTGATTTTTTAGATACATTTGCCTATTCCATTGGAAGAGTATCTGGATCTTTTTCGAGGATTGGAATAACAATTGCTCAAAATCTTATTGGAGGAATAGAAAAATTTCTAAAGCAAAACACCAGTAGAATAAAAACATATTTAATTGATATGTTTGATATTGGATCTGAGGTTGCTCAAATTGAAGGAAATTTTTCATCCGCTCTAGCAGAGGTATTTTCTGCATTTGGTGGAGAAATTGCGCAGCAGATAACAGCCAATATCATAGGGATATTCTCAAATATCTCAATGACTGCTATGGGATTATGTGCAAGACTTGGAAGAGATATGCTGAATATGATCGCACAGCCGTTCATTGATAATAAGGATATATTAAAAAGCGCAGTCGAAGGAACACTTGGGGTTATCGAAACAATAACCGATGGATTATCGACAGTTATTCAAAATCTTTCCGATTTAGTGACCGCATTATACGATGAGCATTTAAAACCTTTTTTTGATTCAATAGCTAATGGACTTTCAACCATTTTTGGAACTTTAATAGATGGATATAACACATATATTCTTCCAGTTATGCAAGGTTTAGCTTCTAAGATAAAAGAGCTTATGGATGGGGAATTGGGAGAAATGTTTGTAAAAGTCCAAACTTTTCTCGGCAAATTAATAGATATCTTAAAAGAGCTTTGGGAAAATATTTTAGTTCCAATAATTAGCTGGATTGTATCAAATGCAATTCCAGTAATAGCAGACGTTGCAAATGTAATTGGCGACACTGTTATAGAGGCAATAAAATCCGTTATTAAAATTATTGGAGATGTATTAGATGTCCTGAGCGGAGTTATTGATTTTCTGAAAGGAGTTTTTACAGGCGATTGGGAACTAGCATGGAACGGAATCAAAGAAACTGCAAGAGGTACATGGAACCTTATAAAAGATATTATATCTGGAGCCTGGGAAGCTATTAATGGAATAGTAAAAACCGCATTAACAATAATAAAAAGTATCATTTCTCTTTCTTGGAACGCAATAAAAACAGTTACTGTTACAGTATGGAATGTTATAAAAACATGGCTGTCTAATACATGGGAAGCAATAAAAACTACAGTTTCGACAGTATTTGACGGAATAAAGTCTAAAATTACAAGAATTTGGGATTCCGTGTCAGAAAAAACGTCATCTATATGGGGAAAAATAAAAACGTTTGTTGACGGAAAAGTAAGTGCTATTCATGATGCAATCGTGGATAAATTTACAAGTGCCAGAGATACGGTCAGAAGGGCGTTTGAGGGTATACGTGATACCATCAAAGATATATTAAACAAGGTGATCGGAATTGCAAACAGCGCTATTGGAACTGTAAACAGTGCAATTGGCGGCATTGAATCAGCATTTACATTTGGACCGTGGAAGGTTCCAACTCCTTTTGGTTCGAGGACAATTGGATTTACAGCTAATTTCCCAAGAGTTCCTACAATTCCATATCTTGCAAAAGGTGCCGTTATCCCGCCAAGATCAGAGTTCCTTGCAGTGCTTGGAGATCAGAAGAATGGTCGCAACCTGGAAGCACCAGAAGAATTGTTAAGGCAGATTGTAAGGGAAGAAACTGGAGGACAGCAGTCTGGCGGAAGCTATAGATTTACCGCACAGCTCAACAGACGAACCATATTTGATGAGATGATTGACGAAGCAAAGTTAAGGCGTGATGCAAGCGGTACAAATCCGTTTGAACTGGCATAGGGGGGGTGAGAACGTGGCATTTTCGATAAGCAAATCAATAACTGATAGATACAAGATAAATGGGCTTCTCATCCCTCAGCCAGATGAGGACATGCAGTGTAATTTTGAGACCACCTATTCAGAAGGAAGTAACCGAACTCAAAAAGGAGTTGCGCTAATAACTCCACTTTTTACAGTTATGCAATATAGCTATAAAGCCACCAATGTGCCAGTTGATGAGAAATCAACTAATCTGGTAAATGCAATTATTAAAGGAAAGCCATTCATTTTACATCACTGGTTAGCACACAAAAATGAATGGCGTTCAGAAAAGTTTTACGTGGGAAAAATGAATTACAACATAAAACAAGTTGGGGAATACTATTCCGAAATATCATTTAATATGCAGGGGGTGAATCCACTTGATTAATGTATCAAACACTTTTAAAGAAAAATTGCAGGACGGTGAGCAAGTAATTGAAATCGTGGATATCACCTTTGCTGACGGAACAAAAAAGACACTTGAAAACGAGATTATGATCGGCAACAATGAATTTTCTGATTGTGCGGAGAGTAGCAGCTTCCCGGTCGGCGCTACAGTTTGCAAAACAATGAAGCTTGAACTGGACAATACAGAGGATCAGTGGAAAGATTATAATTTCTATCAAGCTAAAGTACATGCCTATTTGAAACTCCAGACTTCCGTAGCAGAACCAGCCAGTGAATCAATTTGGATGGATGATTTTTATGAGCCGATTTTAGACACTGATGGAAACAGCATAGTTCTGTCCAGAGCCGCGTCGGAAGACCGATATGAGACGATTGATAAGGGTGTCTATACAATTACCACGCCAGAGCAATATGGAGAAATATTGAGCTTTACGGCGCTAGACGACATGTATAAAACCAACGCTAAATATTATAGCGCTCTGACACTTCCACAGACAGTTATAGCGCTGGTAAGAGACACTTGTGAGAGTTTAAATATCCCTATGGGATTTTCTTCTATGGCGCATGGAAATGTTGTTGTTACGGCACTCCCAGATAATATGACATTCCGTCAGTTGATTGGATGGGCGGCAATGCTAGAGACAGCAAACGCCAGAATTGACAACAGAGGTTATTTGCAGTTTATAAAATGGAATTTTGGAGCTGTCGAAAACGGCTCCTTAGTTCCGTTTAAATTAGAGGATTACGTGAGTAGTCCTACACTTTCCAGTGATGATATTGTAATTACTGGTATCAGAGTAAAAAACAAAGAATCGGAATCCATGTTTGGAACTGCTGGATATGTGTTGGAGTTAGAAAACAATCTTCTGTCTGACAGTGACCTCGGAACTGTAGCGGCATGGATTGGTGGTAATCTGATCGGAGCTAGATTCCGAAATCTGCAAGGAGATCTGATTTATAATCCTCTGTTAGAGTTTGGCGACATGGCATATAGCTTTGATCGGAACGGAAATAAATATCTTACACCGATTACTGATGTATCATCTCCGTTAAATGGCATTACCACTGTAAAAACACAGTCAGATGATCCTATCCGAAACAGTAGCACATATATGTCGGAAGCTACAAAAGCACTGGTAGAAGCTAGACAACTTGTTAAGGATGAACGCACAGAGCGCGAAAAAGCCGTTGAAAGGCTAGCAAATACGCTTAAGGAGTCTGGCGGGCTTTATATGACAGAAGATCCACAGGACGACGGTAGTGTAATCTATTATATGCACAATAAGCCGACTCTGGAAGAATCAGATATCGTATGGAAACTCACGGCGGAAGCCATTGGAATTTCTACAGATGGTGGAAAAACCTATCCTTATGGATTTACTGTTACAGGAGAAATGATTACAAGGCTGCTATACGCCGAGGGAATCAATGCAAGCTACATCAATGCCGGCGCGCTGATCGTGCGTGACACAAACGGAAAGATTATCTTTTCAGCCGATATTGATAATAACCAGATTGTAATTGACGGCGCATCCGTGCGAATCGGTGCATCACCTTTGGACGGACTGTTAAACAGTATGCAAGGTCAGATTGACGGAAATATCAATACCTGGACCGGGACTCCTGCACCTACACTTAGCAATTACCCGGCAAACGAGTGGCTAACTGATACAGAAATGAGTAAGCATGTAGGTGATCTGTATTATGATGGAGACAGCCATGCTTACAGATTCCGCAATGATGGAAAAGGGTATTACTGGGAAAGATTAAAAGACACAGACGTAACAAAAGCATTACAGGATTCCGAGGATGCTTTAGCGGCAGCTAAATCCGCGCAGGAAGCGGCAGCTCTTGCAAAGAATATGACATTGCAATTAAGTAACGAATATCAAGGAATATCTGTTGATTCTAACGGGAATTACGAGACATTTCCAAACGGTGTAACTACACATGCTGTAGTAATGTACGGGACACAAGATATTACAGATGATTGTAATTTTATAATCACAAAATCAGATAGTATAACAGGAATCTGGAACAATTCAGCAAAGACATATACGGTAACGGGGCTGTCAGCCGATGATGGTTGGGTAGATGTTAGGGCAACTTATCTTAGTGCTTTGACGGTGACCAAAAGATTTTCCATTTCAAAAATTTATGCGGGAAACGATGGAAAGAACGGTCTTCCGGGAGAACCTGGACGAGATGGAAAAACAAGTTACACCCATATTGCTTATGCCAATAGCGCAGATGGTAAAACCGATTTTTCGGTGTCTGATAGTAACCGGGAATATATCGGTATATATGTTGATTTTGAACTACAAGATAGCACTAACCCGGATGATTATGCATGGACGCTTGTAAAAGGTGCAGATGGGGCAAATGGATCTCCAGGAAAACCTGGAACAGACGGAAGAACACCATATTTCCATGTAGCTTACGCAAACAGCGCGGATGGTAAGATGGGGTTTGATGTATCTGATAGCACTGGAAAAGAATACATCGGGCAGTATACAGATTATACGGAAGCCGATAGCACTAACCCCGGTGCCTATTCATGGACAAAGATTAAGGGAGAACAAGGAGTTCCGGGTAGAACATATTTTCTTGAAAGCCCATCATATGTTATTAAGCAACGCGCGAATGGCAGTGTAGCCCCGAGCTATATTACTTTGAGTGCTTGGTATCGCGATGGAAACGCGGAAACACGAACAGCATATAAAGGTCGTTTTAAAATCGAAGAATCCGTAGATGGGGAAAATTGGAAAACGGTATATTCTTCTGCGAAAGACGAAACAAGCGTTTCACATAATTTATATACGGTATTATCAACTAAAGCGGGAGGAATTATAACAACGGCTTCTGGAAGGTCAATTGGAATTCCAAGAGATGTAAGTGCCATAAAATGTACCTTATACGCGGCGGGTGGATTTTCACAACCATTAGATTCCCAAAGTATGGCGGTTGTAATTGATGTAGATGCACTTACACATGAAGAAATATTTAACCTCTTAACCAATGATGGCGCAATTAAAGGAATTTATAAAGAGGGAAATCAGCTATATATTTCGTTCACTTACGCCAAGGGCGGCATATTGAAGCTCGGCGGTCCAAATAATGGATATGGCACTTTTGAGGTGTATGATGCTAGCGGAAATGTTATTTGCAAAATAAACAATACAGATGGATTCAAAAATATAAAAGGGAATGAGTGGGCGCAAATAAAAGAATCTATATTTAGTGCTGGATATGGCAGCATAACAGATGGACTTCTTGACTTATCAGCGCAATATGAAAACAAGAGAAATGTTGTTCTCCAATCTGTAACTGGTGATTTGATATTTAAGGTAGCTCAAAATTTAATGATAGAAGGAATGAAAGCACTTACTGCTGGAAATCCGATGGTTTTTAGTCCAACATATCTTTATGTTGGATATTCCTCATCATCCTCCATGCACTACAAAGTGCTTGGGAAATCCATCAAAGAAGACGAGCTGGAAGACCTATACAGAATCAAAGTAATCTGGGCGAAATACAAAGACGGATATTTATCTGAGCAAGATGAACGATACGGTAAAGAAATGCCGATGTTTATAGCCGAGGACATTGACCGAAGATTTCCATTAGCTGTTGACCATAATGAAAAAGGTAAAGCTGAAAACTGGAATTATCGCATTATGATCCCATGCATGTTTGCCATGCTGAAAAACGACCATGAGAAGGTTCTGGCATTGCAGTCAGATAACCAGATATTACTTTCTAAAATTGATGCTTTATCAGCAGAGGTAGAGCAGTTAAAAGAACTTATCAACAATATTTCACGAAAGGATTGATAAAAAATGTCTGAATCTATACCAAGTACACTAATATCAGCTCTCCCAGCAGCTACCAAAGTATCTGATACGGATATTGTGGTATTGGAGAACGGCTCTACAACCCAGAAGATTACTATAGCGCAGTTGAAAGAGGCGCTAGGGATTAATGCACTAAACACGAATTTAGGAAAAACTGCTCGTTTTTATGCTGTAGGTAAATTTTATGTACCTGGAAGCTCTGGTGATTATTCAGGGCTTGCAATCGGTGGGACTGCATGGAACAACATTGATGGAATACAGTATGTGAGTGCAACTGACTACAAACATTACTATACATTCCCCAAAGGCACATATTTAGTGAATATCAACCTTTTTGCAAATCTTGAAGCATCAACTTCGAACGTTCTGGGCGTGGCATTGAATATCGAAGTAGATGGTAAAACAATAGCGAATCCATGGTTTAGAATGATTGATTCATATCAGAGCATTTCTTATCCTGTTATCATCAATGGAAGTAAGCTAAAAGTCACCATGTACTCAGGAAAGACAATTGAAATTGTAAATAATGCCAATCTTTCATATGTTGATTTTATGAGATTGAATTAATCAGCATACAATACTCCAATAGTCACAGTTCTGTTGGTGCATGAGTCACCATTGAAATCAGTATATAGAGTTTGTTTTAGTTGAATTATTGTACAGCACTGGCTGTTACGTGTCCGAACTTGCAATAGTCACCACAGATACGTGGTGTGAAAGGAGAAAATATGGAAATTAAAGGTATTGACGTTTCGTCCTATCAAGGCAATCCAGATTGGCAAAAAGTATCGAATTCTGGAATTAAGTTTGCAATTTTGAGGATTCATCAGAAATCCGGCACTGATGCATCTTTTGAACACAACTACAAGGGCTGCAAATCCAACGGAATTCTTATCGGTGGATATAAGTACAGCTATGCTTTAACACCGGCACAGGCAATAGAAGAAGCAGAGGACGTAATTTCTGTTCTTGGTGGACGTGGACTTGACTTTCCAGTATTCTACGATCTGGAATGGGCACAGCAAAGAAGTCTCGGAAAACAGGCTATTGAGAATATTGCAGTAGCATTTCTGAACAGAATCAAGAAAGCCGGTTATAAGGTTGGAATTTATTGCAATCTTGATTGGTACAATAATGTCCTGTCAGATGCTCTGAAGCAGTATGACTGTTGGATTGCTCGTTATCCTGCCAACGACAATGGTTCTGTTCAAGAAAGATTACGTCCGACAGTCGGTGTAGGCTGGCAGTATTCCAGTAAAGGAAAAGTTCCAGGAATCAGCGGAAATGTTGATATGGATGTGTTCTACAAAGACTACAGAGATTCTAACCAGAAAGGAGAAACTAAAATGGTAAAAATCAGTAACTGCGGACATGATGAACGCGGAAGATATGCAGGTGGGAAAGCAGGAGATCAGACTGGTACAGAATATCAGATCATGAACTGGTACAGTAGACCGTGGCTCTGTGTCCTAAGATTCAATGACGCTAAAATCGCAGCCATGATCGCAGACATGGCGACAAAAGCGGCACAGAACAATCTTATTGGGTACGATCAGGGTACTTCCGGAAACAGCAATGACCGGTATTCATTCTGGCAGCACTTAAAGGCAAGTAACTACGATCCGGCGCAGATCACGGTAGCTTGTGAATCTGATTGCAGCGCAAGTACAGCAGCTATTGTCAAAGGGGCTGGGTATCGCTTAAATAATGCAAGGCTCAAAGCGGTCAGCATCTATCTGACGACACGGAACATGAGAGCTGCAATGAAGATTGCCGGTGCGAAAGTACTGACGGATAGAAAGTATCTGACATCCGGTGACTATCTAAAGGCAGGAGATATCCTCCTGAATGATAACCACCACGTGGCTATCGCTGTTACCACTGGCGCAAAAGCAAGTATGCTTTCAACGCCAACTATTCTGTCTAAAACTCCGAAGTGGGTGGGAAAGGTAACTGCAAATACACTTAATGTCCGCACATGGGCAGGAACAGAGTATGCACAGCTTAAAAGCTATCCTACACTTGCAAAAGGCAATTTAGTTGATGTATGCGATACCATTAAAGCCAAAGATGGAGCATCTTGGTACTATATCCGCATTGCCGGAAAATATTTTGGATTTGTTTCTGCAAAATATGTTAAGAAGCAGTAAAAATATCCCGGGGAATTAACCCCGGGAATTTCTTTTATTTAATTGCTGATAACATCAATGCGCCAGTTCGTCAGCTCATATAAGATATCATTAATTATTCTTCTGGATTTTTGGGAAAATGTCGAGTTGAAAACCAATCTCGTTTCCTTTCCCGTAAGCGTTTTTGGTATCTTTTGAGTAGACAACCTTTTCAATCAAACTCTTAAGCATTTTATTCTTCGATTCCGTGTCAAGGCTCCAATAATTATCAAGCAACTCTTCGCAGCGCGGGATAAAATCCGACCGTTGTTTTATAATGTTCTCGTCATGCTTGATTTCTTCTTTTAATTTTTCTATAGTGTCGGAGCATGACTGGATAGATGCGGATATTGTTTTAGCACGTTCAAGAAAAATCTCCGTGGTATAGATACCCTGTTCGAGTAGGTCGTATTGTTTTGCTTTCTGAGAGTTCAAGCTTTCCAGCTCGTTTTCTTTCTCATGTATGAGATTTTGTTTAGAGGTTATTACGCAATCAATATCCTTTGAAGATGCATTAATATCATTGTTTAACTTATATTCCTCCACAATCTCCCTAATTCCATCAATCACAGATTTTTCAACCAAAGACAACTTGCTGCTTACTGTGGGGCAAGATGTATAAGGACACATGAGGGTATCTTCCTGCCTGCGCTTTTGATAAGGGCGGCGAACCATGGCGCGACCGCATTTGCTGCAATAGACAATTCCGGCAAGTGGATTACGAATCGAGTTTGCTATACTAACTGGTCGAGGCGGGTTCTTTTTTCGTATTTCCTGTACGGAGTTAAACAGGTCCTCCGATATAATAGCCGGATGCAATCCATCACAAATAAGAGTATCTTTTGATCGTGGGCGTGTCTTAATTACTTGACCATTCTGTATAGTCTTCACTGTTTTTCTCCCATTCCATCGGATTTTCCCGATGTATACCGGATTTGTCAGAATTCCCTGTATACTGGCAGGAGTCCAGTCGCCGCCCAGTGCAGATTCTATTCCCATTTCATTTAATTTCCGTGCAATCTTCGCGACTCCAATTTGTTCGCAGCCATCACCGGCATACCAGGTGTAGATCATTTTTACAATCTCAGCCTGAGCCGGAACAGGTCGGAGAGTATAGCCTTTTTCTTTTTCGAGCTTAACTCTTTCGTATCCGTAAGGTGGTTTGTTACCACAGTATTTCCCTTCTTTTATTGATGAGATCCTTCCGGCATTCAGACGGCGCTTGATGGTTTTGTATTCTCGGCGGCTCATGAATAGTCCAAACTCAAAATACTCTTCATCGAATTCGTTGTTTGGATCATATATTTTTGTGGGGGTAATAATTTTCGTGTCAGAATACTGGAAAGCCCTTGATACAACGCCTTGGTCGATGGTGTCACCTCTGGCAAGACGTTCCACCTCTACAACCAGGACTCCATCCCACATGCCGGATTCTACCTCGTGAAGAAGTTGCTGCATAACAGGGCGATCGGCGATAGTTTCTCCAGATACCACTTCGCGGTAAATTGCGCCCACAATGTACTCTTTTTTCTTTGCAAGATCTAACAGGATCCTCTGATGCCTGGCAAGTGTTTCACCCTCTCCATGTGCTTCAGCTTCCCGATCAGCTCTGGATTTCCTTAGATAGATACATACTGATTCATTCATTTTATCATTCTCCTTTTTTACTTGTGCGATAATCCAGGAGATGATATAATTATGGTGTAGGTAAGATTTTCTCCGGATTATCTTATTTATTAAAACCGGTTCCTGTTGGTCGCAGGAGCCGGCTTTTTTATTATTTATTCTATTTCATCAATATCAAGAGAATATCCAAAGACTTCTCCAACATCTGTACATTTCCCTTTTAAAGTAACTGTCTCTCCTTTGGTCATGGAAGCTACTTTTGTTTTTTGTTCATCATTTTTTATGTAGCATTGAACTCCGATAATCTCAAAGTCTCCATCAGCCATCAAGTCAATATACTTTCCAGAAGCGTCAATGTTTGTAAGTTTTCCAGTAATTTCAAGATATTTATCTTTGTATTTATCAGACGCTCCCATGGCATTGTTATCAAGATCTGCCATCATATCATTAACTGATACGGAAGTGTATTCTTTTGGTATATCTTCTTTTTTACTTGATGTAGAATTTGTAGATTTCGTACTGGAATTACTATTACTTCCGCCTGTCACCGCACCTATAGCACAAAGGATGATAAGGGTAAGCAGAATCCACTTAAACTTTCCACCTTTTAATTTCTTCCGGCACTGCGGACACACTTTAGCGTCTGCCGGAATCTCTGTTTTGCAATATTTGCACTTTTTGGTCTTTTCCATAGAAAATCCTCCTCATATGGTTTATTTTATCTGATTGTACCACAGCACAAAACAAAATAAAACATAATAATTTATAACAACTTGACAGATTTCGACAAAAATAATACTTGACTTCTAAATGACTTCATGCTATATTGAACATAAGAAGTCAATACGACTTCACAAAAAGAAAGGAGAAACCAATGAGTATCAAAACATTTACGTTAAGACTCACAGAGGAACAAATTGATTTTGTTGGTGAAAAGGCAAAGGAAATGGGGGTGAGCAAAAACGACTATATCCGAAGATTAATTGATGGAGACATTCGTGCAGATAAGGAAGATAGAATTTTGCAGGAAATTATCGAAATCAAGAATATGCTTGAAAAGAGCATGAAATAAGAAAATGGTGCCTGCATAAAAGCGGGCACCTAACCAATTACAATAATTTATATACTTAGAGTAAATTGACATTTATTTATCATTACAATAAAATGGAATTTACGACAGAAAGGAGAACTATGGGTAGACCTAAAAAAGAGATTACAAAAAACACATACTTCCAAATCAGAATGGAACAGGAAATTTATGATTTGCTTGTTACCACAGCGCACAAACATGGCGTATCTAAAGCCGAAATTGTGCGCCGTGGAATTGTCGAACAAGCAAAACTTACCAAGGCATAGACCCAATATGCCATTATGGAAAGTTGTGTTATTTTATACATTGCTTTTCGGAAGCGTGTACATGATAACACACTTTCTGTAAAAAATCAATATTTTTTTTATAGAAAGGATAAAAAATTATGAACGAAATTATTGAAAAGACAAATATTATCACATCTATGGAAGTGGCTGAAATGATTGGAAAAGACCACAGCAAATTACTTAGAGACATCAGAAATTATGCTGCACAATTATCCGAAGCCAAAATTGGATTGGGCGACTTTTTCACAGAAAACACATATCTTGACGCAAATAATCAAAGCAGACCTTGTTTTGATGTTACAAAGAAAGGCTGTGAATTTATCGCAAATAAGCTGACAGGTGCTAAAGGTGCCGTTTTTACAGCTAGATATATCAACCGTTTTCACGACATGGAGGACGCAATCGAGAATCCTCTTTCTGGCATTTCCAAGGAATTACAGGCTGTTATCGTAGTAGACAAGAGAGTAACCCAGGTTGAGAAGAAAGTGGATATTGTCCGGCAGGAACTTGAACGCCTGGAATTTGATTTGCCAATTCTCCCGATCGAAGCTGATCGTATCACGGAAGCAGTCCGCAAGCGTGGCGTGGACATCCTGGGTGGAAAAGGCTCGAACGCATACCAGGACAGGTCAATGAGGCAGCGAGTATACAGTAACATTTATGCAGACTTAAAAGCGAACTTCCGTGTGCGCTCCTACAAGTCAATCAAGCGAAACCAGTGTGACTCTGCTTTGAACGTGATCGCACGATATGACGCACCTCTGTATCTCCAGGATGAAATCTATATGATAAACGGACAGCACTCAATCTGGGACGACTGAACGAAAAAAGTAGAATTTTCTCGATTTTCGTCAAATACAGAATTAATGTACGAAAATTTGTGCAAGATTGAGATATTGTATAATTGTTATATTTAGAGTATAATATAAACTAATTTGGGAGGAATTTTATGAAAGGAATAAAAAAGCTGGTTATATTTTTTCTGTTTGGGATAATGCTCACATTTCTTGTTCATGCGCCGCTATGTGAGAGCATTGATCCAACAGATTCCGAAGTGATTATTAAGGCGAGTGCCAACAATCAATATGTGATACATAATTATACACAGGCGGTTGTATCTGAAGCAGAGCAGCAGCCATTTATTGTGAATAAAAGCAACAATATTTCTGCGGAATGCAAATGCCATTTCTTTTTCAATCGTTCAAGGCAAAAGGAGGGCGCACTTTTTAAGCAAAGAGCGAGAAGTATGATCCAATCCGTTCTATGTTACTGAGAAGAGGGTATGATGAAATAAAAGAGAACAAATGTTCTTGCTTGCGTGATATTGGAGGGACGGAAAATGGATTACAAAAAGGAAATTATTGAAATGATAGAGAATACTGAAAATGAGGGCAAGTTAAAATTTGTCTATACGATTCTTATTAAATATCTGAAATCAAAGAAGCAAGGGGATTAACCCTTGCTCCTTTTGTTTAGCGATGAAACTATTTGTTTTATTGCTTTCTTATCTTCTTTATCGAGTGCTTTGTATTCCTCGATAAAATCTAAGATGTCAGGTTCCGACATAAGATTTCCAATTATGGTTGCATAATCATCATCGCTTTTAGAACCCATGAGGTATGTCGGTGTTACTTCCAAAACGCCACATAGAAGTTCAATAGTGTCCATGTCTGGCTTACACTTATCTTTTTCCCAGTCACTAATTGAATTGTGCTTTGCATTGATTTTTTCTGCAAGTTGTTTCTGGGTCAGCTTCTTTACCGTTCTGGCTTGCTTGACTTTCTCGCCAAATGTCATTATCGTTTCCTCCCTTCATAACTAATAATAATATAAAAATTTCGGACTGTCAATAAAATAATTTCGATTTTTTCGAAACTTCTTCTTGACATTCGGATATTTCGAAGTTATACTATAATTGTTCGATAGGAACGAAATTCAAACAGAAAGGAGAAATGAAGAATGTGCGTTGGTAAGAAAATCAAGTCATACCTTGAAAACAACGGCATAACACAGACATTTGTCGCCAACAGAACTGGAATTCCTGTTCAGAAACTCAATCTTTCTCTCAATGGAAATCGCAGATTAGATTTCGATGAATACGAACTAATTTGTGGGGCGTTATCCGTTGGGACCGACAAGTTTCTTGAACCAAGGTTGCCAGAAGTTAAGTAGAAAGGAGTGTATGAAGATGGAAGGAAAATCAATCGCCGGACTTACGGACTATGCTTTTGAGATGCTTGGATATGATAAAGAAAAGATTCTCAAGGCAGTAGAAAATTGCGTAATGGCAATGGGAGAATTGACAATCGCAGAAAGCAAAGTTGCCCGTAAGCATCTGGACTCTGTTATGGAAGAAATGTATAAGCGGAGTCAAGACACCTTAATAAATACTATTCAGCCTCGTTTATAATCTTATTTTCATGAACGACAAAATTATAAGCATAGTTATAGGCTTGTACATACTGGTTGGACAGTGACAGTACATCAGAAGAATTAACTTCATCTTCTCTGTTTAATTTATTAACTTGTGCAGTTGCTTGGATATAAGCTAAAGCAATATTGTGTGCTGCCAGTTCTGAATTTATAGTACGGATTTCTGAAAGTTCACTGTAACTTAAACCAAAATTATCGGGCATAGCAAATTCCTCCTTTCCAAAGGAGAGTATAGCATAAAAAGGGAGTGAGTACATATCAAAAAAAGAAATTATTTCGTAGAGAAATAGGTGGTAAATAATGGGAGCAAATAATTTTACACACTTTACTGGAAAGAAATCTTCGTTCAAAACTAAAAAGAGAAAGAAGAAAGTAAAAGTGAAAAGAGTTCATAAAAACAAATATGAAAGGAGCGTAAATGGACACATTACAATTTAATAAAGCCGTCAGTCGGCACTGCAAAGAATCTGGTGGAGACTGTTGCAACTGTGATCTGCGGCTTTACTGTTACCTATCGCCCAGCGAGCGACCAGATGAGTTAGTGAGCCTGGTTATTGATTTTTTGCATAACCACATTGAAAGCCATGGTCATTATACCCATCACAGTGCGGCTTCATTTCCGTGTATTGATGATATGGACATGAGCACCGCAGTAGGCGGCGACTGTTACCAGAAACCTCATACTCCTCATAAATAGTGACGTGTTTATGAATTTTATGACAGTGGTACAGTCTTGAGATTGTTTCAACCATATTCGTCTCCTTTCCTCAATACTCAGCATGTCAGTGCCTGCGCTTAAAGGATAGGAGAATAAATATGAAAAGTCAAGGTAGGGAGGTGAAGAAAATGAAACGCCATCCGATTATGGAATATGTGGTTCCAGCAATTGTAGCAAGTGTGGCAACAGTTTTAATCCGTTTAGTGCTAGGGTGGTAAGAATCGAGGAGGTGATAACAAATGTTCCACAGAACACCGTCAAAATATGAAAACATGACAAAATGGGAAATTCTGGATTCCATAAACAGTGACCCTCATTATTCACATGGGAAAATGGCTAGACAAGCACACAGAGCGTTACGCAAGTATGGTGACGGATTACCAATTATTTACAGATATCCGAATTTCCCCTATTTGTTATCTGCATTTGCTGGAGGATTCTCAGCTGTGACCGTATTCATTTTGTTTTCGTCAATGTAAACATTGATTACCTGTCCAGATTTGTACAGTGCAAATAAGCTGATTACGATGGCAACAATGGACAGGACAACAGGGATATACCACCGTTTGCGGTCTCTTACATAAGAATCATAAAAAGCTTTTCCGGCTGACTGAATGCAGACAATGGTTGGTGTGATTCTTGAATCGGTATCTTCTTTACTGTATTTAATGAACCCGCGTTTCCCAAGATATTCTATTTCTCCTTTTTCTGAATCGGAAAAATCAGACAACAGTATATCAGTTTTATAAAGACGTTTTAACAATTTGATTTGTGAACCAGAAATTTCCATAACATCTCTCCTTTCCAAAGGAGAGTATAACACAAAATCCAAAAAACGAAACAAAGAAAGGAAAAATAGTTGACTGGAGCAAAAAATCAGGTAAGAAAGAATCTGTAACTTCACAGTAATTAAGGAGGAAAACATGAAGAAATTTGAATTAACATCAGAAACCAAAATTAACATTTTCGGGAAGAAGCTTTTTCGAATCAAGGCGCTCATATCATTTGGGAATGTAGAAGCCGGAGAAACTGGCGGATGGGTAGAAAAAGAAGAAAATGTAAACCAGTCCGGCGATGCATGGGTGTTCGGCAATGCAGAGGTGTTCGGCAATGCAAGGGTGTCCGGCAATGCAAGGGTGTTCGACAATGCAAGG